TATAGTGTAGAACATTGTAACCCATTCTAATAGCATGTCCACCTAATGCTACTAAACACCAACTTTTACCACCTCCTGGGTTACCAAATACTAAACCAAAATCTCCTTGCCCTAATCCACCTTGTAGTAAATCATTTATTTTAGGCCAAGGTGTAGCTACTGGCATTCTATTGTCTTCTCTATATCTAGTTTCTATGTCTAAGTTGTATTCGTGTCCTATATTCTTATCAGCACCTGCTTTCATAGCATTTTCTACTAATAATTTTATAGAATCATAATCACCTGCCTTTAATAAATCTACAGATGATAATAGTGCTTTTTTAAGTGCTTGATTTTTACAAAATGTAGAAAATTCTTCTTGTACATATTTTAAATCTTCATCTGAAGCTATGTATGCTTCTCTTAATTGTTCTTTGATTGATAATTGTAGTACTTCGTTTTCTACTTTTTTGACTTCAACTTTAAGTATGTCTAGTGAAGGTGTAGTATGATATTTGTCATAGTACTTTAAAATTTCTTTAACAATCCATCTATGTGCTTGGTTGTTAAAATCTTCTTCATTTAAAATATCATATATGTTGGCTAAAAATTCTTTATGTGTTAATAAAGAAGATAAAACCTTTATTTGAAATCCCTTACCGTATTCTTGTATACTTTTTAATGTCATTTATATAACCTTTCAAAATTTTCTTTTAACCAATAATCTAAATTTCTAATCATTCCACCTAACTGATCTTCGTTATATAATGAAATGAACTGCTCAGGAATATAATTTAATTCTTTTGATTTAGCAACCTCATCTAAGTATTTTTTTTCATTTTCGTCTATCATTGGATTTGATAAATCCATTACTTTATAATTTTTTTCTAAATCATCTACACCCTGTATAATACGAGCATAAACAACATGATCTTTAAATTTTTTCTCACATATCTCAAAAATATCATTAAATGTAAGATTGCGTTCCGATAATTCAGGGAATTTTTTAAGTAATCCCTTTTCACCTAATCCTTTAACACCTTTAATTTTATCTGAATTATCTCCTAAAAGTGTTTTATGTAAAATAAAGTTTTGAGGAGACATTTTATATTTAGCTCTAAATGCTTCTTCAGTATAATACTTCTTTTCCATTGGTCTATAAACAATAACATTTTTGTTTACTAACTGTAGAAAATCTTTATCACTGGATACTATGAATATTTTATCATCTGGGTGATTTGGTAATTTATCACACAGATATGCTATGATATCATCCGCCTCTACTTTATCTAATATAACAGTTTTAACTGGTAATGTTTTTAAATAATGTATTACTCTAACTATTTGATCTACTTTAGAATCATGCTCATCATCTAATGAATCAAATACTTCCCAATTTGTAACTCGTTGATCCTCTCTACCTGATTTATATTCTGATATTATGTTTTTCCTATTTGTAGTGGAAGATGCTCCATCAAATACAACATAAACTTGATCAGGTTGTGTTCTACGAATTTCAGCTCCTAATGAACGGAAAAACCCACCCAAACCTCCTATGTGAATACCACTTGGATTAACCATATTCATCATAGCGAAATTTCTAAAAAATAAATTTAAACCATCTATAAGTAGTGTTCTTGTACCTTCAGATGAGCCGGTATCATTCTCCTCAGTATCATTGAGAAGTTTAAGTAAGTTTTTCTTGTCCATAATTTTATTGTGGTTCTTCTGTGTAAGTAGTAATGTCGTTGTATGCTTGCTCTTCTTCTACAATTGTGAAATCTGCTCCACCTAATATGTCTTTCCAAGCTTGTGCATTCTCGTTCTTATACTCTTTAAGTTCCTTATCACTATCATTAATAAAACCATGAGGTGTCATTACTATTCTACCTCTTGTAGTAACTCCGTTAATATGGTTTTTATCAATCTGTAAATTAACTCGTTTAGCAAATTCTACTTGCTTACCATCTTTAATTGCCTTAATTTTAGATGTACCAGCATTTGAAATATTACCAAATGTAACTACAAATGTAGAATCAAACCACATTGCAAATCCACCTTTATTCATTAATTTTGGTTTACCCATTGGTGATTCTGCTTTTGCTGTCCATACTTTATTAATACAAACTAATGTATTAGTAAATTCAGATGATTCTTTTCTTGATAATGTAATTCTTTGATTAACACTGTTTCCAAATTGTGTAGACATTGCACCTGCATTCCATTCATTATTATTTTTATTTGATTTAACAGACATTTCACAAGGTACTGATCCTATTGAATCCCATAAGAATACTAAATCATATGGTAAATTACCTCTTTTCTGCTCATCAATTAAATCTAAAATAAATTTAGCTACATCTTCTATAGTGTGGATAGTTTCTCTATCAGCATAAATAAATTCACCTTCGTAATTTGTAATTTCTCCAGTATCTTTATCTACTACTTCTTCTACTTGCAATCCCATTTGCTTTGCATGTTCCCAATTCCACTTCATTTCCGTAATAATAAAAACAGGCAATATACCTCTTTTTTGAGCTGATACTGCTGTCTCTAGTAATGCTGTTGTTTTACCTGTATCTGAATGTCCTCTTAATAAAACAATGTGTCCTTGGGGAATACCTGGTATTGAAGTAACATCTTGAAATGCTTGTGAAAGTGGAATCCAAGTTTGTTCTTTAAACTTAACATTTTGTTTTAGTCCTTTTTTATCTTTAAAAGCACTTAAATCAAACTTAGATCTTATTTCTTTGGAGACTGCCTCCGATAACGATTTTTTTACTCTAGGCATATAAATCTAATTTAAAATGGCAAATCATCCTCAAAAAGTGAATCAAATTCCTTTGATTTATCCTTTTTAGGTGTACCTTGAGTTGATAATGTAAATTTCTTGTCTTCTTTAGGTTGTGAATCACCTTCAAAACCACTAGCAGGTTCAGATATAATATCATCTTCTTTTTCTTCACCTCCAGAAATAAAGTTTTGTAACTCTTCTTTTAGTTTATCATAAGTGTATTTATATCTTTCTTCTAATAGAATTGGTTGATTTTCTAACCAAGTTGTGATTTGAGAGGCATCTGAACTAAGTGGTGTTTGTTTTGGTTTAGGTCTTACACTTAATGCAAATCCAGGTCTATCTTGTACTTTAGTAGCATTAACTACAAAGTCAAAACCTTGATTAATATCTGTGAAATCACCATAATCCTCATCATCTGCAATTGATAGTAATTCCATATAAATGGTTTTACTAAATTCAAATAATCTAACACCTTTATCTTCTTCACCTCTAACAACAACAGGAGCGAATACTCTCATTTTAGGATCTAGTTGTTTTGCTAGTCTCCAATTTTCTGATTCAGATGATTTTCTTAGTTTTTTAGAAAATTCAACTATTGGATCATCTTCTCCCCAGTTTGTTAATGCTACTATTGGGAACTTTCCAACTCCATAATGCATGAAAACTTCTTGAAATGGGTTGTCTTTGTTGATTTTTGATGGTACAAACCTGATTTGGTATTTCCCTTCTGCTTTTGGTTTCCAGTAGATTAGTGTATAATCTTTCTTTTCTGTGTTTTTTGGTTTGGAGGCCTGATTTAGATTGTCCAAACGACTTTTGATTTTGTTTAAATCCATAATTGTAACTATTTTTTAAAAATTTCAACGTGAATATACGAACCATAAATTTGGGATCCAAATTATAGTTCAATTATTTTGTGAATTTTGGTATTGAGTTGTTTTAACTCATTGTGTTGGGTAAGCAATATACAGTTTCTGTAGTGCTTCCAATTTATAGGGAATTTAGTGTTTACTACTCCCCCATTTAGGCTTTTGATTAGCTCGTTTAATGCGTTTATAGTATATAAAGTATTAGTTTCTTTCTTTCTATGTACTAATATTGTGTTTGCAGGAATTTCACTTACGTTACCTTGATCAACATTGTAAGTCAGAACATACTCATCATTGCTTTTTATATACAATGCAAACATTTTATTATACATTATTGAGTATTTAGAAGAGAGACTTTTGACTAGTCCCTCTAACCCCTCCAATGTGGTAAAAGTACAAAACAATTTATTATTCAAATCACTAATGTTATAAGGACTTTCAAAGTCGTAATTCGCCTTATACATATTAATCTCGTTCTGCAAAATCATAGTTGTCTCCATGTTTAATCTTTACTTTTAATTTATATTCATTAAATACTTTTAATATTTCTTGTAAAACTTCTTTCTCTCCCTTGTGTACATCTAACAAAAACGCATCGTATGTATAAAGAATTAGTTTTGTTTTTTTACCTTTTAATAATTTGATTATTTTCCATAATATACAAACATTTGTTGCGGTCTCCAAATTCTGTAGTAGATAATTAAATAATTTTTGTGGGTTCATATTATCTAATTTCTTGTATTCAAATTTATATTTTGATATAGGACATTCTATATAACCATTTTTTTTAAAGAAATACCATAATTGGTCTATGTATTTTTGGATCCCAGCAAAAAATTCTAAATTTTTATACTGTTTAAATACACCCCCATAAAGTTGTTTAAATGTTAACTCTTTGGCTTTCTGGTAATCCACTCCGTACATTTTTGCGAAAGATTTATGGATATCTCCATCG